GTTTAAGATGCTGGCTCGCGTTTTTGCCGAGTCATTACCTCCGGTTTATCCCTACAGCGTGTGGGGTGCCGATTCTTCTATAAAACAGGCGGATTTTGATGAACGTGTCGATATTGTCCCGGTGTCTGATCCGAATATCTTCTCGATGTCGCAGCGTTTGGCCATGGCTCAAACGCAACTTCAACTGGCGCAGACTAACCCGCAGATGCATAATATTTATGAAGCGTATCGTCGCATTTATGAAGCAATTGGCGTCCCGAATATTGAAGGCTTGCTCCCGACTCCGACACCGCCTCAGCCTACTGATCCAGCGATAGAGAACGCCAAGTCCCTTATCCAGGAGACCTTACAGGCATTTCCGACCCAGGATCATGACGCACACATCCAGGCACATCTCTTTTTTATGAAAACGCCTATCCCGGCTTCAACGCCGCCTATTTTTGCGTTGTTGCAGGCTCATTTGTGTGAGCATGTGGCATTTAAAGCGCGGGGTGTGGCCACGGCAGAGATGTCCATGGCTTCTCAGCAAGCCGCCCAGATGGGGCAGCAGGAGCAGCCGCAGGATGTGGAAGCGCGGGTTTCACAGCTCATTGCCGAGTACACGGCAGAAGTCATGTCCGCCTTGATGCCGCCGCCGGAAGGTGAAGTTGATCCACTGGTGCAGCTGCGGTCCAAGGAACTGGACATCAAGGCTGCGGACGTTCAGCGTAAAGCGGAAGAGTTCGCTCTTAAACAGGCTTTTGAAGAGCAGCGTGAAGCCGAGCGTCAGGATATTACACGCGAGAAGATGGATTCGCAGGAAGACATTGCGCTGCTGCGTGCAGACGTGAACCTGGATCGTATCGACAAGATGGGAAGTGCGGGACGAGGTGAGTAATGGCTAGAGTAAGACAGATGGCTGAGCAAATGGGTGTCTCCGTGGATCGAGCGGAAGAACTGGCGGATCGTGCCTCTGCACTTAATGATCATGCAGGCTTTGATAAAGGCGGCGTGAACGACAAGTTTGCTGTTGTGATGAAGGAATTTAAAGACGGAACTTTGCGTAGTGGTGGCAGTGGAAAAATAGTGACTGATCCTGATCAGGCAAAAGCGATTGCCGCATCCTATGAAAAAGGTGGAATAGTTCGTGGTACACGGGCGCAGGTTCGTGGTCGCAGGTTTAGTGGAGTGTATTGATATGGCTACAGAGATACAAACAGATGAAGACCTAGAAATGTCTGCAGAAACAATAGAAGAACTTGAACGCCAGTTAAAATATGAAGAAATGGATCGCAACACGGAAAAAGGACGAAAGAATTACGAAGCACGGAAAAAGAGGGGTAGCCCACTGATTGAGAAAAATGCTGAAGGGTTATCAGGCGGTGGCATAATTCGCGGCACCCGAGCACAGGTAAGGGGTCGTACTTTCAAAGGAGTATTTTAAGATGGCTAGAGGAAAAAACATATCCGATGCAGACATGAGACGTCTTCGCGAAGAGATACTAGGAGAAAGCGGAAGAACCATATCCGATGCAGATCGGGAGGCGGTACGTCGAGCACTTGATGAAAGCGGAAGAACCATATCCGATGCAGATCGGGCGCGGATTATGCAGGGTCCTAGACGTGTCCACCCAAGAGGAAGAGCACTTGATGAAAGCGGAAGAACCATATCCGATGCAGATCGGGAGGTGGTACGTCGAACAGTTAGGGGAGAAAGCGGAAGAACCATATCCGATGCAGATCGGGCGCGGCTTTTAGAGTCGTATATAAATCGAAATGATGGCGGAATCGCCAAAAAAACGAGGGTTTTCTAATGCCTAGAGGAGTTGTTTATCCGACCATTGAGTCGGCCCAGGGATACGCGGACGAAATCGGCGCCCCATATGGGGACATTATGCCGGTAGAGGGCGGCTTTAGTGTTGCCATGTCCGATGTGGATGAATTGGGCTATATGCATGGTGGAATGTCAAAAATGAAGCCAAAAAAGGTGAAATATTCCACGGGAGGTGCTATAAAGGGCAGGAATTTCTCTGGAACATACTAAATAATGGCAGATCCCACTACTTTTGCCTATGCCATACTTAAAGCTATCCAGGATCGTATTACTTTGACCCAGGCGGCTATTTTGCAGGGAAGTCCCAGGGATTTTATGGAATATCGTGATTTGACCGGGGAATTACGGGGTCTCGAGTTCGCAGAACAAGAAATAAAAGACGCTTTACAATCGTCGGAGGAAGAATGAGCACGCTTTATGTCCCTGATCATGTGGCAAAGGAAGAAAAAGTAAAACTTTCTTCCGTTTCAGCTGCTTATGTAGATCAAGAAGACAAGGTACTGGATCCTTCTCTTCTTGATGTTGCTTTAAAAGACCGTCTTCCACAGCCTACAGGTTGGCGACTTCTTGTGATGCCCTATGCCGGAAAAGCTACGACAGACGGTGGTATTCATATTCCAGACGCCACTCGAACTCGTGAAGCTTTGGCTACGGTAGTGGCCTACGTTTTGAAAATAGGGCCATTAGCCTATAAAGACGCCAATAAATTTGGTCAGGATGCAGATCCCTGGTGCCAAGAAAACCAGTGGGTATGTATTGGCCGTTATGCGGGTGCTCGGTTTAGAATTGACGGGGGAGAAGTCCGCATTATTAACGATGATGAAATCATCGCCACTATCATCGAACCTGATGATATTCAACATGTCTAGAGAGGAGAAAGCCATGATGGAGATCATGACATGCCCGGAGAAACAGATATTGAAGTAGGCGATTCTGAAGAATCTGCCGTTGACATAGCTCTTCCTGAAGAAGGAGAGGAGGGAAGTCCTCATAAATCCTTGGGAGTTTCCAGTGAAACCTCTTCTACAAAGGAAGAGGAAGAACTGGACGAGTATAGTGGCAGAGTTAAAAGTCGCATTGACCAGTTAACCAATCGCTTTCGAGAGGAAGAACGCCAGAAACAGTCCGCGATCCAGTTCGCGGAAAATGTGCGCCTGGAAAATGATTCCCTGAAACAACGACTAGGTTCCTTGGACATAGGCTACCAGGAACAGTTTGGTGGGCGGGTTACTTCTGAAATTGATTCTGCCAAGAAAAATTTGAAAGAAGCCCATGAGAGCGGTGATATAGACAAAATAGTCGAGGCCCAGGAGTCTATGGCTAATTTGGCTTATCAAAAGGGTCGCTTGGAAGCGGTTCAGGGAGAGACTGCTGCTCAACAAGCCGCTGCTCAACAAGCCGCTGCTCAACAAGCCGCTGCTCAACAAGCCGCTGCTCAGCCTGCTGCCCCACCTCCTGATCCCAAGGCTCAGGGATGGGCTAAACGTAATGATTGGTTTGGTCAAGATGAGGTGATGACATATGCGGCTTTTGGGCTACATCGTAAACTGGTAGAAGAAGAAGGGTTTGACCCGCAGTCCGATGAGTATTATTCTGAACTCGACAAAAGGCTTGTGACCGAGTTTCCACATAAACTCGGACAAAAGTCCAAGTCAAACGGGGGAGGTAGAAAAGTAGCGTCAGCTGAAGCCTCCGCATCCCGCAATAAAGGTGGACGGAAAACTGTGCGATTGACACCCTCACAGGTTGCAATTGCCAAGCGGCTTAATGTGCCGCTTGAAGAATATGCAAAATACGTGAGGGATTAGTTATGGAAAAGACAGAAGACACAACTGCCCAAAAGTCTGCTAGGACGCCCCGTGCCAATCAAACCCGTGCAAGGCAAGCACGCACTGAACCGTGGAAGCCACCTTCCATGCTGGAGGCACCGTCTCCGCCGGAAGGTTACAAACATCGATGGATTAGGTCTGAAGTTATGGGTTTTGATGACCGTAAAAACGTAGCAGCTCGTTCCCGTGAAGGGTATGAGTTGGTCCGTGGTGATGAATACCCTGATTTTGACATCCCAACTGTCGAAGATGGTAAGCATGCCGGTATTATTGGAATAGGTGGCTTGCTTCTTGCTAGGGTTCCGATTGAAATCGTTGAAGAACGCAAAGGTTATTTCCGGGGCATGACCCGCGATCAAATGACAGCTGTTGATAACGACTTAGCGCGTGAACAACATCCTGCAATGCCTATCAGTAAACCTGACAGGCAAACTAGCGTCACTTTTGGAGGTCCTCAAAAAAAAGAGGGCTAGGAGTAAGAACGAATGGCTAACATCAATGGAGCTTTCGGCCTTCGTCCCATGTCTAAACTAGGACAAGGCTCAAATTCCACTGGTACGACTGGCTATACTCCCTATGAAATTGCAAACGGCAACACAACTGCTATCTATCAAGGCTCACCAGTTATCCCCCTCTCTACGGGGTATATTTCACTGGTAGGTGCTGCGGCAGGTGGTTCTGTGAGTTTGGTGGGTGCTTTCATGGGGTGTAAGTATGTATCTAGCACAACCGGGAAACCTATTTGGTCCAATTATTGGCCTGGTTCCGGTGCGGACAGTAACTTTCCTGTAGAAGCTTTTGTCGCTGATGATCCAATGCAACTTTTCTTAATTGCAACGGATGCGTCATGGACGAGCAAGGCTACTGCAAGAGCTGCTGTCTTTGCTAATGCGAACTTTTCCAGTGGTACAAGTGGATCCACCACAACTGGCATGGCGTCGGCAGCGCTTGCTATCAGTACAATTGCAACCACAGCGGCCTTACATTTAAGGATCATGGGGTGGGTCGATGACCCAAGCAATGCTGATTTTGCATCTTCCGGCATTGGTGCCATCGTAAGGTTGAACAACAGCTTTAACTCACCGGAAGGTAGTATTGCTGCTGGTACACCTTCGACAACCGGCGTATAGGAGGGCTGAGCAATGGCTATTAGCAGAGCACAACTCGCTAAAGAACTAGAGCCTGGCCTGAATGCCCTTTTTGGGTTGGAATACGCCAGGTATGATGACGAAGCAAGCGAAATCTACGAGACGGAATCTTCAGAACGTGCTTTTGAAGAAGAAGTCATGCTTTCTGGCTTTGGCGCTGCGCCAGTTAAGTCGGAAGGTACAGCGGTTTCGTTTGATGACGCATCAGAAGCATATACCGCAAGGTATACGCACGAGACTATCGCGCTTGCCTTCAGTATTACTGAAGAAGCAATCGAGGATAATCTCTATGATCGTCTTGCTTCACGCTATACGAAAGCATTAGCTCGTAGCATGGCCAACACCAAACAGGTGAAGGGCGCTGCTACGTTGAATAACGCTTTTGATAGTTCTTTCACAGGCGGCGACGGCAAAGAACTGTGTGCTACTGACCATCCTTTGGTGAGCGGTAACACACTTCGCAATGAGCCTTCAACCGCTTCTGATCTGAACGAAACCAGTCTTGAAAACGCTCTTATCGACATTGCAGCTTATGTTGATGAGCGTGGACTCAAGGTCTCGGTTCGTGGACTCAAACTTGTTGTTCCGCCGGCATTACAATTTGTCTCGGATCGCTTGTTGGAATCCACTCTTCGTCCAGGCACGGCTGACAACGATATCAATGCTTCTCGCAACATGGGAATGTTGCCGAATGGTTATGTTGTCAACCACTATCTGACGGATACGGATGCATGGTTTATCAAGACGGATGCGCCTCGTGGCTTCATCCATTTTGAGCGCATGCCTATGTCCACCAAGATGGAAGGAGACTTTGACACAGGCAACGTTAGGTTTAAGGCCCGTGAGCGTTACAGCTACGGATACTCAGACCCACGTTGTGTGTTTGGTTCTCCTGGAGCATAAAGCTCGTCTCAGAGGGGGAGAAATCCCCCTCTGCTTTTTCTGGGAAACATAGTTCTAGCGACTGACCCAGCAGACACTTACCACGACGCTAGAACGAAACCTTGGTAAGGAGGTATCCTCATGGGTACGACACGTTTTTCTGGACCCCTTATGTACAGTGGTCACGGCAGTGATTCCAGTGCGCTTGGATCATGGTTCAGTAATCTTCCCCTTCAATGCAACCCTGATTATGTCATCAAAATGGATGACTTTACGGGTGTTGATATAGACGATACTGATGATTGGACTAAAGCTGTCCTAAACTCTGGTACGTTGACTCTACTGGCGGATCATGTAGGCGGCTGGGCTAAGTCAGCGGGCGATGGCTCTACTGACAACTCTGGCGGATCGATTCAAGGCAATGAAATTTTCATGGTCGAAGCCAGCAAAAAAATCTTTTTTGAGGCTACTGTTGCGGTTTCCGATGCAGACGACATGGATATGTTTGTGGGCTTGGCTGAAAACGGCACGTTCGCTACGGGCGTACCTTTCACGGCAAATAACCAAATTGGTTTTTTACTGGTTGAAGGCGCCGCTGACATTTATGCCAACTGCGATTCCGGAGGTACTGAAACCAAGACAGATACAGGTATCGACTTTGCGGATGGTGCAGAATCAAGTTCCAGCATAACTAATACCCGACGTTTGGGCTTTGTTGCTACCGGAACGGGCAACGTTCAGTTCTATGTGGACAGGAAGCTTGTCACGACAACGACTGGCAATATACCTACTTCTGCATTGACGCCTTGGTTTTGTGCCATGTCTGGAACCACGACTGCGGATGCTGCCTGGTGTGATTACATTATGGTAGCTGCACAGCGTGTTACGGATGGCATGACACAATTCAATGATCAACCGTAAGAGGTGATACATGGCACAGAAGAAACCTTCTGCTAAAACGGCCTCTTCTAAAAAAGCTTCAGATCAGCCCAAGATTGAAGATCGTTACAAGAAGGAGCTACCTCCTCCATGGACCGCTAAATACAAGGCGATGGTCATGAGTGGTCTCATCAAAGTAAAGGAGTAGGCCATGGCTGATACCACTACAAGCAAAACGATCCAGGATGGACCGCGTATTTTTATAAGTTCTTTTAACTGGACTTATGTGGATACAGGTGAATCAGCCGTTTTAAAGGTTGATGTTTCAGGTCTATCTAAATATCCAGGCGGTGCTGGAACTTCTTGTACTGATGTTCGTATCAATAAAGTCTGGTTCTCCACGGTTGGTGTATCTGTAAAAATCCTTTGGGATGCAAGTACGGATGTGCTGGCTTTGGAGCTGCCTACGGACTATCAGGGAATGCTTGATTATTCGTCTTTTGGGGGCCTGGTTAACACTGCTTCAAGTCCTACCGGAGATATTAGGTTTACCACCGTTGGACACGGCTCTGGCGATACCTATTCGATAGTTTTGGAATGTATCAAGGAGTTTTAAGGTGTCCCAGGAGGAAACCATTCGTAGAAACGAGCTTGAGCTTGTTGCTATACGAGGTGAGATAAAACTCCTTGCACAAAAGGTAGAGTCTTTAAAGACTAATGATTTTAGACATTTACAGACTTCTATTAACAACATCTACAAAATTTTGTGGGGTGTGGCTTTTCTAGTTCTTGGTCAACTTGCGGTAGGACTTAGGATTGCTATCTGGAGTTAATATGAAGGATAGATGAGGAGATAAATATGGCAACTTCTGGATCGGTTGATTTCAACCTGAACATGGCCGAAATCACGGAGGAAGCCTTCGAGAGATGTGGCCTCGAGCTTCGGACGGGTTATGACGCGAAAACAGCTCGTAGGTCGCTTAATCTTTTGTTTGCGGATTGGGCCAATCGAGGTCTTAATCTTTGGACAATTGAGCAGATTACGCAAACAGTAGCCCAGTTATCCACCTCCTCTGCTGTTGCAACTTATCCTTTAGGTACGATTACGCTGACGGTAGGCGCATCAGGCAGTTTTAGCGTGGGAGAGACCATTACCGGGGGCACCAGCGGTGTTACTGCGGAAATAATCACGCTTCCTTCCGGCACTACCATGACCATAACGGTACCTAGCGGCACTTTTACAGCGACAGAAACAATTACGGGTTCTTCGAGTGCCGCCACTACTACCGTATCGTCTGTTCCCAGTTTGGCTGATGTTCAGGCGGCAGGGGACATTTTGGAGATGGTTGTCAGACGTGATAGCGAGGACATTTCGATG